GACCTTGATGTTAGAAGTTGTCCTTTGTCAGATGAATAAAGATAATATCCGTTGATACTTGACACAATAAACATAGCGAATATCTATTTGAAATATTAATAATATATTTTTAAAACATATTTATAAGTATTGATATTTAAAGAAATTCGTATTTTATAATGCAAGTTAATATGAATAATAATAATGTAAGCACTGTTGATATTGTTGGAAATGATTACGGAGCTCGCAAGTTTTTATATAATAATGCTATTATGCTGATTCAAGCTTGTATTTCAGTTTTTGGATTAGCATTCAGTGCTACTATGCTTTTAACAGGGAACGACGCTGGGATATACTTGCCAGTAATGACGAGTATAATATTTTTTTGGTGTCCAAGTCCTATTGGTCACAAGATTGAACAACCAAGTGGTATCCCACAAGTAAGAGACCTTTTAAGTAGAAATTTGAATAATGTATGAATAGTTTTCTAAATTCTAAGTAGAAATGAATCAGGAAGTTGAAAAAGTTGAAAAAACAAAATATGTAGAAACAATTAAAAAAACGCCTTCATGGTATTTCAATGTCATGGTTTTGTTTAGATAAAGTGTTGTAATTTTTATTACGTTGCTCCCCAAGAGCCATGTCCTCCACATATTTTCTTTACACATTCATCTAGATATATTTCAATTGCACAATTACACTCTATATCCAACATACTTTCCCAAACTTTTCGTTCACCCATTTTGACTGCCAACAAAAGTTCTTTGATATCAGGATTGGTAATAAGTTTTTTTGGATTATAAAAAGTGATTGGAAGTTGTAAAGTAATGTCCCCTTCCCAAGTTTGTAGAAAGAAATTTATGAACAACTTTCGTTTAAGCCATTGGGGTAAAGCAAAATGTAATTGATTACATCTATATTTTATTTCATATTCAATTAATTTTACGATGTTTGAACCCAGAATAGGTTTCAAATTCAACAGTGGAAGTAAATGAGGATTACATTGAGATACGATGAAGTAATTGCAATTAAATAACTCCCTTAAAGTATTTATGGGTAAATCAAGTTGTAGAGATCCATCTTGCCATCTCCTTTCAAAATTATCAACCAAATCATGTGTATCCATTTCATCTACTTGACCTGAAACACTTTTGGTGTATATAATTTGAGAAGGAAACAATCCAGGCATTGCAGAAGATGCAGCAACAGCACTCCAAATGATGACATTTGGTGATGTTAAATAATTCAACACTTTTGGTGTCTCGTTAGATTCCACAGGGGATACAGTTATATTCAGAATTCTGCCTGTACGCTCATATGCCTCTTTAAATGTGTACTCTCCAAGCACTGACCTCAGTTTGTTTATCAAATGTTTATCATCATAAAAATGTCCTTTTTCAAGCAAATTTTTCAAGAGTTCTACGGTTTTGTGTTCAGAAAAGAAAGCCAAATCCATATTTTCCAAATGATTAAATGTGTCTTTCAATTCTTCATCAGTCCTTACTGAAATTATCGATGCGACTATAGACCCAGCACTTGACCCTGCAATGATTCGTGGCAATAAATGATTTTCAAATAATCCTTTGATAACGCCCATATGAAAAATGCCGAGGCTAGATCCACCACTTAATAAAAGAGCAGTTCGTCCGAATGTATGACGGGTTTCTCTGAAGAATGAAACCTTTTCTGTTTCAGGTAATGTTTCATTATGCAAAATAGAATTCAACTGTTCTTTCATGAGTTTGATATAACTCTTTATGGTTGTTGGGACAGAAAAATAATGTTCGTGAAGTTTGCATTTGACCAAGTTGCCAAAGTTTCTGGACAAGTCAAGTCTTACATTGTCCATCAAATCACGGATATACTTCTCTTGCCCATCCTTATGATTGTTGATTTTCCAATAGTTCAACTTTTTAATAATAAGTTGCTTGTCATACAATCCAGGAGAAGAACCGTACATTTGCTTTTTTGTTGCTTCATACTCATTGGCATATTTTCTCCATTCCGAAGAAGTACATGAACCAAACATACGGTTTTTAATAGACAATAATGCATTGTATCGTTTATCTAACAAGTTTAATACAACAAATAATTTCGGCAAGTTATTTTTCACAAATATCAATGAAAAAAATAGTACATATAGGCGAATAATTCTTTTGTGAAATAGCTTTTCAAATATATACTGTACTGGGAACAACATGTACATATATGCTGAAATTAAAGAATATATAGTGCTTTTACAGATGGTTTTACCATTCAAAAACTGTAGTGCAATATACATTCGGATAGAGCTATTGTTAAACATTATACATATATAACAAAAATGATTCTTTATATTCTTAAGTTTCATTCTTCCAAACATTCTCAAGATTCTGTTTGTATAAGTCAGAGGATGTTTCTGAATGTATGATTTGCGTTTCAAGTATGAATTCGTTATCGGTTTCATCTTTGATATCATAAACAATGGCCAAACCAATATTGTTACAAAATGGAAAGGTGAGAAACTCTGCTATTTCTAAAGAACTAAGAGACAATTTAGTAGTATTACCATTAGGAATCAACTTTTCAATGCGAGTGTTTAATAAATTTGTGATACGTGTCTTGTCATCAGCAAACGTTTGAAGGTAAGAACTTTCTGTCACTGTTTGTTGTATTTTGATGGCATGATGTTTAAAAAGAAACCCGACAGCATACTTTTTCCCATGGTAATTACACATCATATGGCCGGTTTTAGAAGACAATCTATAAATATCTCTTGGCATCAACATTGATGAACTCATACGGAGATTCTTGTTTTTCATGATAAACTTTATCTTTATATTCAACTTCTAAAGGTTTTGATATAAGTGGACAAGCACTGTAAGTTTCCGCACGTTCATCAAAAAATCCATATTTTGTACTTGTGACATTTTTCTCAAGAAGCTCTTTGGAACATTTCACATTGACAATCTCATCAGCAACATTGTTTTTTATTATATCTTCTCCAAAAAGCCACCACTCCGTTGTTGTCAATGTTCTGAAAGCATCTTCATCCATTTGTACACGCGACGATTGAAGTCTATTCATTTGTTGTTCCATTGAATGAATCATTTTCAAGTAATTTGTGATGGGATAAATATCTCCTTGAATTCCCAAAGAAGCTTGATGTTGCATGACAGTCGCAAATGGTGTAACAAGGCGTATATTACAAGCTTGAAGGATCACAAAAGCCATACTGTAAGCTCTTTCTGCAATGCAAGTGAGATTATACTGCGATAATTGGGAAATGATTCTGTTCCCTGCCATGATTGAACCTCCATTTGATGAGATATAGACATATGTCGGTGTTTTCTCTGTCAATGAAATTATGAATTCATCGGCCAGTTTCTCCGTAATACCACCCCGCAAAACAACATTATTTGTCGAATCTAATACAATAGTGTTCAAACTCTGAGCAATCGCCAAAATGTTAAGTAAAATGAAACATCCAAAGGATTTCTTAATCATTTATTTTATTTTTTATTTGAATTATTTCAAACTCTTATATACCTACTTCATACATAATTTGTTTTAATAGCATGGTATCTATTTTGAAGATAAGGCATCTACTTATTGTTATAATTGTTTCACTACAAAAGCCATTTTCAATAATTCCATCCGAAAACATGACAGGGGCATTTATTTCTCTATCCTCTCCTTCAATTGAAAGTACTTTGCCTTCAATAAGAATGTACGAATAGTCGAGTCTTTCCCCCTTGTGACATATTTCTTGCCCATACCATTTCACAGGAAGATATGTCAAATTGGAAACAATCACATTAATTTGTTGTTGACGAAGATGTCTTAACTCGTCAATGTAGGGAATTACAGGAGTCAATATAGCTTCCATAATTTTCACTTTCAGTGTAGAAGGAAGATCTTCAAACAATTCATACCAATTGTCGGATTCAATTTCATTGTGTACCAAATAATCATTAAAGTAATAGGTAATAGTCTTTTTCGTATCCTCATTTATAATATTCATATTAAGCAACATATTGACATTTCTTATTCTATTTATCAGTTGTTGAGTTTGCTGTATATATCTAAACGTTACAAACATATCACTCATTAATCCAATTAGTATCAAAAAGATACCAACTCCACACAACATTATTAAAATAGCAACCAGTCTCTCTGGTGTACCTATAGCAACAATATCCCCATATCCCACTGTAGTAAATGTTGTAACAACAAAGTATATTGACGCCACATAATTTTCAATATTTGGTGAATGTTCCAAATTGACATGGCTAACCCATGTGTTATCATAACCGGTCCATCTTGCTACACCAAACCAAAGACATGCTAAGGCATTGACAACTACAAAACAGACATACGACAAATATATTGCCATGATCGCTTTTGTTGTATGTACAGTTAGCGGAATATTTGCAACATTAACAAAACTGTTAATAATAACACCATTTTTGAATATATTAAATATCCTAAATGCACGCAAGAACATGAACACTGAACATATAATGAGTAAAGTTTCAAAGTTTGAGTTTCTTGCTATTAAAGTAATTATAGTTGCTATCAATAAGGGTAGAGTTGACACAATATCCATGATAAGAGTTCCATAACGGAGATATATAAACCAACATGTTTTCAAATTTGTTGTTATCAATAATTCATTATCTACTTTGACTATAAAACCAGTTGCGGAATTTACAACAATATTTATCACCAATATACAATTGACAATAAGTTCAATGATAAACCATGGACTCCAAAAATATAAAACTGAGAAGGATAAGAACAAGGGTAGAATTAGACAAGTATAAAAAAGATCAAAAAATAGCATAAACATATTCCATGCAATAACATATTTGGATGTAGGATTCAAAAGTTGAAAGTTTTTTTCAGTTTGACACCTTTCCCACCTTTCTTGTGAGATATGTATGGTTCTATCCAAAATATAACTAAGAAAATTTATATTTTTAAAGTTTTCAATAGGAATCCGGAATGACATTTAAATCTTTTAATAAAGCAATTTTGTATATCTTTTAAACCATGATATAAGGGTCATAAAACGTTTGAAAAAATGACGCAAAGGAAGATGGACTGGGAGGAAGAAGCCATGGATGGCGTTTAATATCATTAATTGTATATCGTTTTTTTGGATTGGGAACAAGAATAGATTCGATTAAGTGTTGGAGATCGTAACTAATTTGTGCATTTTTGGAAATGGTAAATCTCCCTTTTCGAATATTTTCAAAAGTACGATGTAGATTATCTGGATCATTCGGATCACGGAATGGACAATATCCTAAAACCATGACAAAGAGTGTGACTCCGCAAGACCAAATATCTGGGGTCCATGGATCTTCCACATTTTGGCTAAGAATCTCAGGTGCGATGTAATCCGGTGAACCATCAATTTTTTGGGTATTTGTGGAGAACTCTGTCGCGAATCCAAAATCACACAGTTTGATAGTATCATCATTATTTATTAAAATATTCTCTGGTTTTATATCTCTGTGACAAATATTGTTTTGATGCATGTATTCCACAGCAGATATTAGTTGCATGAAATAGTGTTTCGCATTCTCTTCGGAAATCGTCGGTGAAATTTTATCAAAAAGATCTCCGCCGTCCATGAATTCCATGACGATGCACGTATGCTCACTTGTCTTGAAACTCCGAACAAGTTGAACGACATTGTCATGATCAAGTTTGCTTTGCAGAAATATTTCTTTAGCAGCACAAAATGCATGAGGAATAAATTTAATGGCGTTGATCTCTCCAGTAAATAGATTTTGACAGAGTTTTGTAACTCCAAATCCCCCATCACCCAATGTCCGAAGGACTTTGTAAGAGTCCATTAAAATAATATTTGGAAATATTTGCTCCAATACTGTTCAAATAGATCTTGAAAACATTTAAAATTTTACTCTTCAAATTTTTCCAGATATAGTAATAAATAATAAATAAATTAATCAACTTCAGCAATCTCAGGGCCATCTCCAAAACCAAATGAAGCAGGTTTCTCTGGTGCATCCCCAAAATCAGGCATTCCACCGGTGTTGCCACCGTACATCTCTGAAATAATGGGATTAGTTACTTTTTCATAGCTTTCACGTTTATCGTCATACTCTTCTTTTGAAGCAGCTTGATTTTCATCCAACCATTGAATTCCTTCATCAACAAGAGATTTGATTGTTTCTTTTTTCTCAGCTGAAATTTTAACTTCATCATTGTCGACAAACGTATTTCTTAGATTGTACAAATATGATTCTAGATTGTTACGGGATTCTACTCTTTCACCATTCTTTTTGTCTTCTTCTTTATATTTTTCAGCATTTTGAACCATCTCCTCAATTTCGTCTTTTGATAGACGACCTTTGTCATTTGTAATTGTGATGTTATTTTTCTTGCCAGATGATTTCTCCAACGCAGAAACAGACATGATTCCGTTGGCATCAACTTCAAAAGTAACCTCAATTTGAGGAACACCTCTTCGTGCGGGGGGAATACCTGATAAGTCGAATTGACCAAGGAGATGATTGTCTCTTGTAAATTGACGTTCACCTTCAAACACTTGAATCAATACACCAGGCTGATTATCGGCATATGTTGAAAATGTTTGTGTTTTTTTGGCTGGAATAGTTGTATTTCTCTCAATTAGTTTTGTCATAACACCACCTGCTGTTTCGATTCCCAAACTTAGAGGTGTAACATCAAGAAGCAAAATATCCTTGGTTTTTTCACTGGTATCTGCACCTGTAAGAATAGCAGCTTGAATAGATGCTCCGATTGCTACTGCTTCATCTGGGTTGACACTTTTATTCAGTTCTTTGCCATTGAAAAAGTCTGACAATAGTTGTTGAATTTTTGGAATGCGTGTGCTTCCTCCAACGAGTACAATCTCATCTACTTGTGATTTATCCACTTTAGCATCACGCAAAACCTTTTCAACAGGATCCATTGTTCTTCTGAAAATATCTACACATAATTCTTCAAAACGAGCTCGCGTAATCGATGAGGCAAAATCAATACCCTCATACAAACTATCGACTTCAATTGTTGCGGTTGTGGCAGTAGACAATGTTCGTTTAGCTTTTTCACATTGTGTAGCCAAGCGACGAATGGCACGTGCATTTGTAGAGATATCGTGTTTATATTTTCGTTGAAACTCTTTGACAAAGTGATCTACAAGACGATTGTCAATATCTTGCCCACCAAGATGCGAATCTCCAGATGTGGCTTTCACTTCAAATAGACCTTGTTCAATACCCACAAGGGTAACATCATGGGTTCCCACCCAATGTTATCAAAACAGATTTTAACTGTTTTTTCTACTATTTTCATAGTAGGTCAGACTATATCTTACACCGGCAATTTAGTATATATTTTGAGACAGACATCCATTTTTTGGGAAATATCATTATAAACTTTGCATAAGCTCCATTGTTTTCAATAAGATTTGTTTTCACCGCATCAACTTTGGCTTTCCACTTTCCACTTTGAATTTGATTTTTATGCCATATGTGATTATCTTTGACTTCTATGAGAAAATTTAATTCTGGTAAGTAGAAGTCAACTCTATACTCATGTTGGCTATTAGCAAACATATAGGGCAAATTTGGTCCATTTAATACTTCAAGATTGTTGTCTGCACACCATAAGACAAATTTTAATTCTTGCTTGGATTGATAACTTACTTTTTGTCCAAACAAATTTTTTATATGACGAATCTTGAACGTTTTACGGCACAACTTGCACCCAGGGCACATCACCTTTATTTTATTTTTGTGTATCTCCAAACCTTTCCCTCTCCATTCTGTCTCGCATTCCTGACATATGAAAATGGGTTGGTCGGCTTTTATGAATGTCCCGGAAGAACTATCAAAGAATGTTGATGAAAATTTCATTTGGTTATTGACCTTAAACACAGGGATAAATTCCAAACGAGAAAATGATTCTCCTGAAATATGATTATTTCGTAATCCCTTGATATATGGTTGAATGTTCTGGAAGTCTTCCATAGTAAGGTGTGTTTTAAAATATGTATTTTGCTCTTTTTCCGACAATCTTTCAAACTCTTGAATACTACTTAAAATTAAATCCCTTGGTGTTGGAAGGTACTTTATTATACTTTGTTCTGTGTCATTGTTTCCAAGGGCACATTTATTTTTCATTAGTTCAGAGTGAATATTGCGTTTTTCAATATCCAAATTTACACAATGTGAGCAATGTCGTCCCTTTCCATTTAGCTTCCTTATTATTTGCGTCATACCCACCGTATTCTCGGTTTGACAAGTGCCACAAGTATAAGTTATCCTATATGGGGAATGCTTGCTTAGAGGTGTTTGCTCCACAACAATACGCCATATTGGGTCTTTTTTTGCTGAATATTGATGGGTTGTGAAAACAATGCTCACTTGTTGTATGTCTACATCCGTCTCTGTGTCTATATTGAAAACTCTATTGATTAACAAATTATTTGCATTCACCATAATGATATATCATCTTATCTCTTTTTTATATACTATTTTGCCAATGTCCCAGTACTCGTGGAGATTTTGTCATGGATATTTTGTATCGTTAGACTACTTTCTCTAGTCGTTGGAGTACACAAGATGTTTCCATCTTGTACACCTGCTGATTGCCCAATTCACTTCTTTTTCAAACCTTCGCACTCATCATCACTGATCATGCTGTGGTAGAAATGACTCTAAGGGGTTTCCAGCAATCCTCTGGGTTTAACGGGAGCAGAACCTATAGTTTACCCCCACAATCAAATACCAAACAATTGGTCTCTTTTTCAAACTTCTTATCAATGCCATAACACAGAATGGAAGCAGTTGGCTCATTAATGATACGCAACACTTCCAATCCAGCAATCGTTGCCGCATCTTTTGTAGCTTGGCGCTGAGAGTCATTGAAATAGGCAGGTACTGTAATAACAGCTTGTGTCACTTCTTCCCCTAAATATGACTCTGCAACTTCCTTCATTTTACCCAACACCATTGCCGAGATCTCCTCGGGATAAAATTGCTTTTTTTCCTCATTAACATCCACTTCAATCGTAGGTTTACCAGTTTTATCTGCTTTAACTTGGAATGGCCAAAGTCTCATATCATTCTGAACCGTTGGTTCTGAGAACTTCCGTCCAATCAAACGCTTGGCGTCATAAATTGTGTTTTTCGCGTTGGCCGATGCCTGATTTTTGGCGGCATCTCCAATCAAACGCTCTGTACTCGTAAAGGCCACATAAGATGGCGTAATGCGATTTCCTTGTTCATTTGCAATAACTTCTGCCCTGTCGTTTTTCCAGACAGATACACAACTTGTTGTCGTTCCAAGATCAATTCCAACTGCTACCATTTTGTTATGTATTTCAATATGTTTCTTTTCTTTAAATATTTTTCTTTATTATTAAAATGGTATCAAATATGAAACGAAATGATAGTAATCAAGTAATCAATCACATGAATTATGATCCAAATGAATACTTGAAATACGCAATACCTTTTCAACTGACAGGTGCGGTAAATCTTGATTCACCAATTAAGGCACCGAACCTAAAACATAATATAATAAAAATTCCATCTTTTTATAAACGGTTGTCGAAAAACTCATTCCTTCTCGAAAATAATCAATATGACGACTTTGTCACTAAATTACATCATCATTATGTTTCCTGCGTAAAGTCAAATATTGTTGAAAATACCCATTTATTTAGGAATTTGACTGATGGTAAACCAAAAGTACAATACCATTTGAAAATTGTCGATACACCGACATATAGGTACATGTTCACTTCTCTGAAGGATATATTAATGCAATGGAGATTATACAACAGTTCATGGAATCAATATTCTGGAGCATCAATTACAACTAAACCAATGCTGTGTTCCCCATATTGGAATGGGCGAAGATGGCAATTTATTATTGTTACTGAGTACGCGCACGGACAAAGCTTGCGTAATGCAAGAACTTATTTACAAAAGTTAATAAATCCTTACAATAAAAAGAATTTATTAAATTTACTGGAAAATGCAATCACAATGATGTGGTTATTGGGGTTTTCTCACAACGATTTATATGATTCAAACATAATATACGATAAGAAAAGTCAAAGTATCAAAATCATAGACTTTGAAACATGTATTCAGTTGCCCGACAATATTGTAAACACATTTAGAAGAAAATATGTTCAAAATTCATCTCAAAACATATCTGATATATTTAATTCAACTTATAAAATACCATCTCTTTCGTTACTTCACCTTTCTGAGTCAATATGTTGTAAGTTTACAGATAAAAATAATATTCTACAAAATGTCGATCAAGATTTTATGTATATTGCAAACGATATTTTATGAAAAAAATTGAATCGCTTAAAAGAACAACATAATCATACCAAATATTGTTGAACACTATGAGAAAGAATATCGCACTCAAGATGCTTGCTCCAATGTTGTTTCTTTCCATTCTATACTTTGCATTTGCAAAAGTGGAAATTAATTGCTCAGTATTTCTGTTTGGAGAAAATGATTGGATAATGACTGGAGTCAATAGTCATTGTATTGAAGAGGTTGCTCGTGTGCGTCAGTATTGTGGAGGAAGTAAAATTAATTTTGTACCAACACAATTTTTCGTAGATACTAATTCGGACACAATCCCCGAGTATTTTGCAACAAAATCTGGTCTTGAATACTATACTATAAATAAAACAAACATTGCTAATTTTGAAAAGGGGCTTGTCAACTGCTTCAATTTCGCAACTATATCAGGATTTAAAACTATTGAAATTACCCCTCATCTTGATGACGGAACAGGAGGAAGCGAATGGAGAAATGCTGTTGTAATGAATCCACTTGCGAGATATGATGGTGTTTACAGTTATTATGATATCATGATCAATCCTATTGTTGTTGCACTGTCGAAAGTTTATACGAACAATCCTAATATCAACATTTATCTTGCACTAGAAGGTGAAATGAACCTAATGTTGATATCTTATCCTGACAAATGGTTAAAGATGTTGAATGTCATTCGTTGCATGCTTCCAAGCGGTTCCAAAGTGGGGGTCAGTGTGAATTTCAACAAGCTGTGTGGGATGAATTACTGTGATCAAAATAAAATTAAACAATATAATATTCCCGCTATCCAGAATTTGTTTACATCCATTGATTTTTTGGGAATGTCAAGTTACCCCAGTATTAATAATATTCAGAATCTTCAAGAATTTCAAAATGGGGTATTTGCTCTATCTGATGAATTCAAACTTTTTGGACTTGATATTTCCCAATTTCCAGACAATGGTATTGAAATCCATTTTTCAGAATTTGGTATTGGTGGTTCAACATGTGCAGGAAATGAATTTCCCGCAACTAATATTTCCCATATTAC